CTGGTCTTGCGAATGTCGCCAAGATTAAGGCTCAACAATTCCAAGGCGGTGCAGGTGCAGGCTCACCCGGTGCAGACGTAACGGGTGCAGGAGCAAGCGTTGCACCCCCTCCCATTTTTGCGAACCCGCAAACGACTAACCTCGGAACGGGCGAACTCTCGACAGGCCAAGGCCAAGGAACGCAACCGATGCGAGCCTATGTGGTTGAGAGGGACATCACCCAAAGCACTCGGAGGGTCAGGAGGCTTGAGGAATTTGCAACTCTTGGGGCCTAACCACATCTACCACTATGGAACTACCCATTTACAGGATGACCGTGGATGAAGTGGACGAGGGAGTCCAATTCGTGGCTCTGACCGATATGCCAGCCATCGAGCGACCATTCCAAGCCTTTGCAAAAGCCAAGCACAAGTTCACCGAAACAGGTGAGCGGAGGGTCCTCACGGGTCCACTAATGCTTGCAGATACTCCCATCTTCCGCAAGGATGAAACTTATGGCGAGTACTACGTTGTTTTTGACAAAGCCACCATCCGCAAAATCGTGCAGAAATACTTTAAGCAAGGCAACCAGCACAACGTCAACGCTTACCACAACGCCGAACTGGATGGCGTGTTCATGTTTGAGTCCTACATCACCGACTCCGAGCGTGGTATCATGCCTCCAAAAGGATACGAGGACACACCCGATGGCTCTTGGTTCGGTTCATTCAAAGTCGAGAACGATGAGGTTTGGGAAAACCGCAACCTGTTCCGGGGTTTCTCCGTTGAGGGCCTGTTCGGGATGGACAAGACCGAATCCGAATTGGAGGTCGCACTCGCTGGCCTTGCCGATGAACTTACCGCTTTTTTGCAACAATTAACCCCCACCTACAAATCCCACTAACTATGAACCTGAAAAACGCAATCGAATCCCTGCGGACTGAACTCCGCAAATTCAGCACCCAAAAGCAGTCGTTTGCCGACTACAAGTTGGCCGATGGAACCGTTGTCCGTGTGGATGGCGACCTCGTTGCCGGAACTGCCGTTTACGTTGTTGCCGAAGAAGGCACACTCCCTGCCCCTGATGGCGAGCACGTTGTCGAAGGAGTTGGAACAATCAAGACCGAAGGCGGTAAAATCGTTGAGGTTGTTGCTGCTGAAGTGGCAACCCCTGAAATCGAAGCCTTGCCAGTTGCTGCTGAAATCACTCCCGAAGTTGCCGTTGAGGTTACCGAGGAAATCAAAGAAGCCTACCCTGCTATGACCCCCGAAGTTGTCGAGGCCATAGTCGCCAAGCACTTGGGAGCCATCATGGAAGAACTCAAAGCAGCCTATGCAGAGATGGGCAAGATGAAAGAGAAAATGTCCGCATTCGCAAGCCAAGTTGAAACCATGGCCGACATCGTTGAGAAAGTCAGCGAACTCCCAGCCGAAGCCCCCAAGGCAAGCGGTTCGGCAATCGTTGAGCAGCGTAAGGCCCAAGCCTCGCAGAACTTCAACGCTCTCGCACAAGCACTTCAATCCCTTAAATCTAAAAACTAACCCCTAAAACCCCCACTAACCATGGCATTTACTTTCGCAGGATTAACATCCTACACCGACCAAGAGAGGCTTCCTCTCATCACCAAGGCCGTATTCTCGGCTCGTTCAGCAGCCTTGTTCACCAAGCAAGTTGGTGTCAAGTTTGCTGCTGCCCTTAACCTCATGGACACCGATGCTTTGATTCAAAGCGGTGATGCTTGCGGTTACACCACATCAGGAACGACTGCATTCACCCAGCGGAATATCACCGTTGGCCGTATGAAGGTCCAAGAAACTTTGTGTCCTCGCTCTTTGGAGCAATACTGGATGCAGACCCAGTTGACCCAAGGCTCTAACTACGAAGGTGTTCCCTTCGAGCAGGCATTCAGCGAGCAGAAGGCTTTGCGTATTGCCGAAGCATTGGAGAACGCAATTTGGCAGGGTAACGCTTACTTCAGCGGTATCAACCAGTTGTTGAACGCTGCATCGGGTTCCGTTGTATCAGGTAACACGGCTGCTATCAGCGGTGCGATTACTTCCACCAATGTTATCAGCATCTTCGACACAATCTACACTCGCATCCCACAGGCCATCTTGACCAAGACCGACCTCGTCATGTTCTGCGGTTGGGACACTTTCCGCTTGCTCGTTATGGCGTTCAAAGCCAACACGGGTGTGATGTACAACCAAGTTGACTTGGCTGGACTTGCCGATGGTGAAATCGTTTACCCCGGCACGAACATCAAGGTCATCGCAGTTCCCGGCTTAACTGGCACAAGCCGAATCGTTGCGACCTACCTCGGCAACTTGTTCTACGGAACCGACCTCTTATCCGATGAGGAGCAGTTCTCGATTTGGTTCAGCCGTGATAACGATGAAGTCCGCTTCCAAGCAGCCTTCAAAGCAGGTGTGCAGTTCGCTTACCCCGACCTCATCGTTGACTGGAAATTGGCCTAATGTGTAGGGGGGAGGGCAACCTCCCCCTGCTTTTTGTTCTCTTGTAACTTAAACCCCAAATACACATATGTCCTGCTCCCTAACTACGGGCTACGCCCTCGGATGCCGAGATTCAGTCGGTGGCATCAAAACAATTTACGTCCAATCCTTTAACGCTACTGGTTCGGTTAACGCCAATGCCAGCGGTGCGGTAACTGGATTCACGGGTTACGCTTCAGGCGGTTTCTTCGAGTACGACTTGACCAAGGCCACGTCTTCTATGACCGAAACGCTGAACGCAAGTATTGAGAACGGCTCAATCTACTACTCCCCTGAAGTAACCTTCACCATCAACAAACTGCAAGTCGCAGTACGCAACGAACTCCGTCTGCTGGTCCGCAATCGTGTCATCGTCATCGTGCAAGACAACAACAACCGCTACTGGCTGCTGGGTTCTGCGAACGGCCTTGAGGCAACTGCTGGAACCGCTGGAACGGGTACTGCATTTGGCGACCGAAGCGGTTACGAATTGACCTTGACCGGAATGGAGCCTAACCCGATGTTCGAAATTGCTTCCACAGTCTTTTCACCTTCGACTACGCAGATACTCGCCTCGTAGTATCTTCGCACAAGGTTTGCATATTGAGGTTTGGGAGGGCAGTCAGCAATGGCTGCCCTTCTTATTTTTGCACCTATGAGAATTTGCATCGTTTACAACGCCCACCCAACCGGGTGCAGTTTCTATCGGTTAGAAATGCCGAACGCTTACTTGGGCGACAACTACCCGGAGTTTGACTATGTGTGCGTTGAGAACATCACAACCATCAGCGACGAGGGCTTGAAGTCGATTGACTTGTTCCTGTTCAGTCGGCTTTGGTGTCAGGGAACGATGGAGCAGGTTGAGAATGTGTACAAGGCCCTGACCCAATTCGGGGCGAAAGTCATCCTTGACCTTGACGATTACTGGGTGCTTGAGAGTGGCCACATCATGTACAGGCAATACCACGAAACCAAACTCGCTGACGTGATTCGTAAGCACATCAAATTGGCTGACTGGGTAACTTGTACCACCGAACACCTTGCTGCTCGCATACGGCCTCTAAATGCGAATGTAAGCATTCTACAAAACGAACCCTACGAAGCCTATCAGCAGTTCATCCCGAACCCGGACGAAGAACCCGACAAGCACCTCGTCAAGTTCGGTTGGTTCGGAGGGGCGCAGCACGGCGAGGACATGGAGTTGCTCCGTGAATCTATGCAGCAGTTGAGGTGGGATGCAAACTTGGATGGCAAGTACCGCCTCTACCTCGGAGGGTGGAACGATAATAATCCAGTTTACGAGGGCTACGAGAAAATAATCAGCGACCAAGGGAATAATCCGAACTACGGGAGGATTCAGGCAGCGGATATTTACTCCTACGTTGGAGGCTACAACTTTGTGAACGCTACCCTTGCACCTTTGCGAGATACCAAGTTCAACAAATTGAAGTCCGAGTTGAAGGTGGTCGAGGCCGGGTGGATGAACAAGGCGATAATTGCATCCGAAACCATCCCTTACACCGATGTCATCCGGCACGGGCAGAACGGATTCCTTGTGCCTTACAACAAACCAAAGGACTGGTACAAGTATATTAAGCAACTAATCCTTGACCCTGACCTCCGCAAGGGGATGGCTGACAACCTTACGGCCGACATCAAGAAGCAGTTCAACGTAGCCGAAACCGCCAAGAAACGAGCGGAGTTGTACAGGCAAGTCGGGCGCAAATTGTGAAATTCGGGGGCATCGCACATTTACAAGCAGATGCTTTACCTGAACCCGAATACCACAAACACCCTAACGGTTACTTGGACCGAGCGAGGCAGCACGGGGGACCGCTACATCTTGCGTTTGACCAGCATCGCCAAGAACACGACCACCGACTACACCCTGCTGAAATCAGCCAACCTATCTTCTTACACCAACCGCTATGACCAATTTTCGCTTGCCTTGGGGTCGCTTGAAACAGGCTCGTATAAGTATGAAGTTTACGATACCAATAGCACGGTTTCCTCGGCTTTGGCGGTCGTTGAAACGGGCTTGGCTTTTGTACAAACCGCAACGATAGGCTTCAATACCTACTCAAATACAATCAACTACACAATTTACGGGGCATCCGATGAGGGTGTCTTTGACTTCACTTTTGATTCAACCTTTGCCTAATGAGCGTACAAACACGAAGCGAACTCCAAGCGAGTGCTGCTACTATAACCAACGAAACCGCTGCCGGAGCGAACACCGCATCCCGTGTGGGCGGTCTGTTCGATGACCTTGCCGATACCGCTACATTGAACCGTGAACGGGGCTTTGGGTCCTTGAGCGTTTCGGGCGACACGAACTTCACCCCAACAAGTAATTCAGCGGTCAAGTTGACGATTGCTATGGATGAGGGGATTTTGTCAACCTATAATTTTTCGCTGAACAAAACGACCTCGGTTATCACCTACACAGGCATCGCTGGTGCTGCGTTGAAAGTGTCTGCAAACCTGACCTTTTCTGCAAGCAACCAGCGTGAGTTTGAATGGTACATCGCAAAGGGAGGCAATACGATTGCATCCAGTAAGGCATCGCTCACGATGAGCCACGACAACGGCCATGCGGTCTATTTTGAAGCCTACCTCACCGCTGCGGTCAACGATGAATTTACCATTTACGTCAAGTCCATAGATTCAGCCGAAGCCATCACGATTCAGTCCCTCAACTTTACTGCAGTAACGCTATGAGCAAGTCAACGCAGCACTTCACCCAATGGCTGGGGATAGAACACAAAGTGCCAGTCATGTTGGAAAACAGGTCGGGCAAGTACATAACCTATGGTTTTGCAAATGAATATCCATACTATTTGCTTGACAACTATCGCAGGTCAAGCAAGCACAACGCCATCGTCAACGGCAAGGTGAATTACATCATGGGCGGTGGATGGCAGGCAGGGGATAACCTGACCGTAGAGCAGCAGGCCCGGTTCATCAAGTTTTTTGATGGAATGTCAAGCACGGAGGACCTCAACGACATCACCGAGAAACTGGTCCTTGACTTGGAGATATTCAACGGGTTTGCCGTTGCGGTTACTTGGTCCAAACTTGGAACGATTGCGAAGATGGAACACATTCCCTTCGAAAAGATTCGGGTTGACAAAGAGGAAAAGATGTTCCAAGTCGCTGACTGGTACAACGATGACATGATGCAGTTGTTCCCAAAGGTCGGGGACATCGAGAAAATCCCTGCCTTTGACACCGAGAACCGCATCGGTAAGCAGTTGTTTTACTATCGGGTCTATGCAGCAGGCGTGAAGCACTATCCTTTGCCGGAATACATCGGGGGGAATGCTTGGATTGAAGCAGACGTACAAGTGGCGAACTTTCACAACAACAACCTGCGAAACAACTTTTGGGGGGGATATTTAATCAACTTCAACAACGGGATTCCTACACCCGAAGAACAGGGCGATATTGAGCGTCAAATCAAGCGTAAGTTCAGCGGTACGGATAACGCTGGTCGCTTCGTTGTAACCTTCAACGATGATGCTGCCAAGGCCCCTACGCTTGAACCGCTGACCCCATCGGATATGGACAAGCAGTTTGAGATACTGAACAAGGCCATCCAGCAAGAGATATTTATCGCCCATCGTGTAACCAACCCCATGCTATTCGGAGTGAAGACCGAAGGACAATTGGGTGGACGCAACGAATTGGTCGAGGCCTACGAACTATTCAAAGCAACCTACGTCAACGACCGGGTACGCAAGGTGGAGCGGATGATTAACTACCTCGGCTCCTTCAATGGCGTTGAAGGTATGGAACTTATCCCCGTAGAACCCATCACGGAGCGATTAAGCGAACAGGCGTTGTTGCAGATAATGACCCAAGACGAACTTCGGGAAAAAGCAGGTCTGCAACCGCTTGAGAAACCTGCCGATGTGGTTGGACCTAATCCCCAACCCGATGAGCAACCGCAAGCGGTGGAAGCATTGCAGAGCAACGACAACATTAAGAAACTATCGGGCCGTGAGTACCAAAACCTGATGCGTATCGTGCGCCAGTATATGCAGGAGAAAATCACGCTGGAAATGGCTCGGACGATGCTCTCGGCTGGATTCGGACTATCGGCCCAAGAGATTGATACGATGCTCGGAGTGCAGTCCCAAGAGTTCAGCGAGCCTACTTGGGGCGAAGAAGATGACGAGGACTACGGATGGGGCGATGAAGAGTTTAAGGTCTTGGAGGTCGTTGCAAGCAAGTTTGGAAGCCATGCAGACGATTACCATGTGATGCACTCCAAGCCGATGCGCTTTGACGCAAACATTGACGAGAATATCCGCTTGGCCTTTGCTGAGTTAGGCGAGGAAGAAAAGGAACTGGACAAGAAAATTGAGGCTTACCGCAAGAAGAACCGGGACGCATCGGTTGAAGAAATGGCCAAGGAGTTCGGGGTCAGCAAGGCCAAGGTCGCCAAGCGTATCGCTTACTTGATTACCAAGGACCGCTATCCTATCAGCAGGGCGGTGGACCAAATTGCCGAGCAGAACCTACCCAAAGGCGTGAAGGAGGTTGCCGAGCCTGTCTTGGAGGTCCGCTACAAATACGCTTGGGCAACGGGATTCAGCAACAAGGACAAGAAGTCAAGCCGTGAGTTCTGCAAGGTCATGCTGGACTTGGCCGACCAAGGCAAGGTCTATACCCGTGATGATATTGATGGTATTAGTGCGATAATGGGCTACTCCGTTTGGAATAGGAGGGGCGGTTGGTATCACACACCGAGCGGAGTGAATCGCCCTCAATGCAGGCACGTATGGGAGCAGCAACTGGTCATTCGTAAGGGCAATAAAATCAGCAAGGCATGAAGGCACTATTCATAAGCGAAGAAACGCTGCTCGACAACTCGATAATTAACGAGAACGTCAGTTACACGCAAATCCGGCCAACGGTTGTGAAGGTCCAAGAGATGCGTATTCAGCCGATTGTTGGCTCTGCGTTGTATGGGGAATTGGTAACGCAGGTGGTCAGCGGTACGACTACGGCATTGAACCAAACGCTCTTGGAGGACTACATCCAACCTGCAATGATTCAATGGCTTTACTACGAGTTACCGATGGTCTTGGCGTTCAAGTATATGAACAAGGGCATGGTCCGTAGAACGAGTGAAGAATCATCCCAAATGAGCATGGAGGAAATCACACGGCTGACCGACAAAGTGAAGAACGATGCCGAGTGGTATTCCGAGCGGATAACTCGCTACCTCATGGAAAACCGCAACTCCTATCCGCTTTGGAACTCGCCTCCGTCTGCTCTTGATACGATTTACCCGAACGCTACCAACTACCGAACCGGGATGGTCTTGGACCGCAACAGGCGAATGGGAATCAGCAACTTGGATTACCCCTACCCCTACGGACCGCTTGCTGGTTGTAACGACTGCTAAGATGGGCGCACATAAAAAGAACATACTGAAACTGCAAAACTATGTCATGGATAAAAATCAAGCAGGCTCTCTTGGACCTTGCAAATGCTCATCCTCAGGTAAACTCGTTCGGAACGGGGGACCCTCTTGCGGTAGGCACGGACAACACGATAAACCTGCGAACCCCAAGCCGTGAGCGTATCGTCTATCCGCTCGTTTTTGCGGACGTTCAGTCAGCAACTACTGACGCTGGTACTTTGGACTTGGTGGTTGGGGTTTACTTTTCTGACCGTGTTGAAAGCATTAAGCCCATGGGCGGAGTGGTTTCGGGCAGTCCGACATTGGGTTGGCAGGACAACGAGGACGAGGTCTTGAGCGACCAACTGCAAATCGCTCAGGACTTCATTTCAAGCCTTACAAACGACCCAAGCGAGGAATGGACCCTCTCGTCCAGCGTGAGCCTTACACGCTTCGTAGAGAGCCGTGATGACCGCACCGCAGGGTGGCAGGCCACGATGACCTTTGAGATTCCTTACGGTCATTCAGTTTGTGAAATTCCTACCTAAAAGACATTTACCCTAAAAGACAAATACAATGCCTACACCCATATTGCAACAAATGCTCGGCCAAGGCGGGTCGATGGAGTTCGTTGATGGTTCCGTTACTGGTAAGAACTACGACTTTTTGGTAGTCAACGCAGCAACCGAATTTTCCGCACTAACTGGAACCAATAGCGAGGACCTACTGACCGCTTATGCCTTGAGTGGCAAAACCGTTTCTGCTGGTATCGTCATAAGCGGAAGGAATGGCGGTAAGATTATTGCCGTTGACGTTTCTTCAGGGTCAGTTATCGGCTATACATTCCTTTAAAAATGTTGATAGGCTACGGCTACGGCTACCCAACCAATCAACTGCTTGGCGGTGTCAGCGACCCTGCCTTGACCGCTTGGAACGCCTTTAATGCAAGGGCTACGGCTGACGGGGCGACTGCTGCCGAGGCTGCCGTGAATGCTTGTTTGTTCGCCCGCTTCGCTGCAATCTTCAATTTCTAATATGCCGACACCATCGCTGATTTTAGTACCTGCACGATTCAAATCGGGCAAACTTTACACCCCTGTTGCGACCACATCGGGAGGCACGGTGCTGGGTGCATCGGGCGACTTCAATGTAACCCGTGCCACGACTGCGACCCGTGTGAATGCGAGTGGGTTGATTGAGAGCGTGGCTTCGGGGATTCCGAGGTTGGACTACTACACCAGCGGAGGCACGGCTGGCTGCCCTGCGTTGCTCGTTGAGCCTGCTGCGACCAACTTGGTATTGCAAAGCAGAAGCCTTAACAATGCCGTTTGGTCAGGAACAACCGTAACAACCGCAAAGAATGCCGTTGGTGCAGATGGAACCGCATCAGGAGCCACGACAATTACCGCAACGGCTGCAAGTGGAACGGTCCTCCAAGCATTATCTCACGCATCGCAGAGCCGTGTTTTCTCGGCATATATTCGTAGGGTGTCAGGTACGGGGGCTATTCAATTAACGACCAACGGAGGAACCAACTGGACTACTGTTACAATTTCAAGTATTTACACACAAGTCGCCTGCGCTGCTCAAACCGTTGCAAGCGGTACGGTTGGTATTCGCTTGGCTGCAAGTGGCGATGTGATTGAGGTGGACTTTACGCAAGGTGAAGTTGGCCCTGCTGCTACATCGCCTATGGCAACAACCACAGGTCAGGTAACCCGCAACGCAGACGTGATAAACCTATCAGGCGCAGTCAGCGGTTGCATCGGGCAGACCGAGGGGACGATGTACCTTGATTTTATCTTCCGTAGGCCCACCATAAGCACGCAAGGCCATTGTTCAATTTCAAGCGCAAACGGTCAAAACAGGTTGGTATTTTGGAATAACAATT